TTCTCATATTGCCTCCTTCAACTTTGCCTTGTGACAATGCCGACAAATCACATAATTGACGTTCGTTGCCGGTTGATAATCATGAGGCTCACCGTTCAAACAAGGCACCTGGTGTGAGGTGTAAATCGGTTCATACTCCACGCTGAAAATGAAATTTTTATCGCAATAGCCACATCGCCATTCATGATCCGAAACATTGTGGTTAATATTATCGTCTGGATCTTCCATTTTGGCTTCACAATACGGGCAAATTAGATCCATATGTTTATTCCCCTCCTTATTGTGGATCAACAATTACGCCAGATCCCTTACACGTAGGGCAATCCATAATCGGTTTGTTGATCTCGTGTATAAGTGCCGTCAAGTATGCCTCAATATTGGCGTGTAGATCTTCATGGCTATCTCCCTGGAATCCCTGGATGGGCGAATAGCCCTTGTAGTTCTCCGGACTCCATGTCATTTCAAAAACCTTCATGGTTCGATGTTGGCGATATGACGTTACCATTTTGGGCCTCGCTCGTTTCTTGGCCCAATTAGCGTCATATTGGTACTGGATCGGCTCGTGGTATCGAAGCAATTTCTCCACGGCGAAACAAAAATCGTAGTCCGAGGTAATCTTGGCATACTTGGGGTCGATGTTGTTTTGGACATGGCACCTGACGATATCGTAACTGTCTCTCGATGAAAGCTTGCACGGTCTGGATGCCAGGACAATTTCCGGGAAGAGTATCCGATCAAGAAGTTGATGGCTCACATCTTTGTCGGTCACCGGAGTAGTTTTCTTGTCCCATATCCCGTCGCGCTTTACCGGGTAGCTAAAACCCTTGAAGTCAATCACATCGTCAAGATCAATGCGTTGAACGATTTCGAATGGCACATTAATCAGCGCGGGTGGAGCAGGATCGGACAGCATCTCATAGAGCGGTCTCAACGTGTCCATTCCTTCCTTCCAGTGCCAATCATATTCTTCGTCACGGTACTCACCAACGTCTTCCGGCAACAGAACAAGGGGAATCTTGTCCGAAGCGAGATCTTTGTCTTTGAGTTCCCACCGCTTGTTGATGTTGGGCTGTGCCTTCCATTCTTGAATATTTTTTGGCAGGTGATTTACACGAACCCACTTGGGATGAAACGTTGAAAGTGGAATTGCTCCGTCAAATTCCATCTTTTCAATTGACGTTCTAAGTGAATTCCTGTTTTCTTCCGAATCGCTCAGGTATGTAAACGTTGGCGTTACTACTGCAATAAGCTTCAACATATCCCCTCCTTGGCCGGTCGTGGTGACCCGGCCATTGCGTGGTTGGCTATTCCGTTTCTGGTACAACCGAGTCGGGTCTTTGGTTATACAGTTCCATGATTTTCACAAGACGCTCCCATGAACGATCAGACATAGCGCAGAGTTTGTCGGCTACATCCAGAAAATTCTTGAGCTCATAGAGGTTCAGGTTTTTGGGGAATTCGACCTTTGGAAGCTCGGAAAGTTTCTTCTCAAGCCGCTTGCGATGCTCGTACATCTTGGAATATGCGGCCTCAGTTACCTCATAAGCCTCTCTCTCGATCTCATTAACCTTGGCTTCAAAGGTCTGCAAGTATTGGAGCGTGGCCTTTAACCTGCCTTCAAGCCCCTGGATGGCTTCTACGGCATACTCCTCAGCGTTCTTGATTGATGCCATTGGAAGCTGTTGGAGTGCCTTCCCGGTTCTCTCTATGAGCGACCCAAGTTGAAACGTGGTGATGTTGTCTCCAAATTCTGGAATTACCGACATTGGATGTCCCTCCCTTGTACTATTCACTGTCTTGACCGGGCTCGCGTTCGGGCCATGCCGGGCAGTTTTCGCGGCTTGAGCATCCCTGGTTGCAGTAACTCGCCTTCATCCGGTCCCCGTTTGGGCAATCAACCAGCTCGTCGGGCTCATCAACCACGACTGCCGGTTCTGCCTTAATTCCCGTAGGCTCGGTTGTGGACTGATCCTTGGGCTTGCGGCCACGCTTCAAGGCCTCCTTGGCCTTTTCAGTACCAGTCTTAAGATTATCCATCGGGGTTTCCGATGCGTCCACAACTTCAAACCAGTCAGAAGCCACGCTCATCCCGTCATTGATGGAGTTGTATACCTTACGGAGAGATATGATCTGAGCCGGGGTTATGGCGTCCACTCGACGCTGGATTCTCTTTTCGATCTGATCTTTCGTAACTTGGATCTCCGAGAATTTCTCAACCATCTTCTTTACGGCTTCGGGAGATGTGTCGGCCTTGGCCTTCAAGGTCTGCTCACACTGAGACACCGCAGCCTCTATCACGTCTCCTGGGATTGCCGCCAAGATAACGGCTCGAAGGCGCCTTGCGGCTTGGTTTGCGGTTTGCTCGTACACGTCCCTTGGGTCTTCGAGTTTGTAGGACCCTTTCTTGGTAAACCTCTCGTGCTTCACGGTGAAGAGCTTCACGTGCCGGACGTTTGTTTCCATGTCATAACAATATGACATCATCTCGGATTGACCATTGGATTGAGAAAGTTCCTTGACCCCGACATCAAGATTGCCCCACGCTCTTGCAATCGCCTCGGCAAGGCGAATGGATGGGCCAGCAATGTCCGTGCCACCCCTTGCGTAACTGTAAATAGCCACTTCTGCCAATCCTTGGCGCTGACATTCGTTCAAGATTCGCTCGGTGGCCTGAATGGGATCTCTAGGAAACCTCTTGGCCATGAGCACCATGGCCTGAACCTCTGCCACTGCTCTTGCACTTTCGACATCAACGGCCATTCCGGTTCTTTGCGGAGTCGTTACGGCAATGTTTCCGTATGGATTAGCTACTTCATTCATGTGTTTTTCTCCTATTTCAGTAAAAATTTCCTGGACCCAGGTTTATCGTTTAGATACTTCGCGTACAGTTCTGGATTGTCTTTCTTGAAACTCGCTTCGTCAAACTTCTTCCCGCTTCGTGACATCTTCCACGTGGCTAGGAGGCTTCCGTTGATAGCCGTCAAAGTGTCTTTCTCCCCTATTTCCTTCATGGCAAGGAACTTCAAGGCATCCTCTTCGCTCTTGAGTTTGTCTATTTCCTCTCGAATCTGTTTGATCTTAGCAACTGCCATCTCCGTGTCTTGCGTAGCCGTCACCAATCCCGCCATGGATGACCGGCCAAACTTGGCGACAACATCCCGAATGCCAACTAACTCAGGAGGTTCTCTCCTTTGCACCATCCCCCAAAACAAGACGGCCTGCTCAACGATCATCTCTTGAATTTCAATGTCCGCCTCTACCTCGTAAATTACAGGGATGGACCCAGCAACACTGACTGGAACGTCTGCCACCTCAAGCTTGGTAATCATCATATACTGTTCGACTTGAAGCCGATAGTACACTGGGATCTCATCGCTTCCGGGCTCGCCCCAATCAGATCCGCTACGCGTGGTCTTGATCTCAACTATCCGCTTCATATCGGCTATCCCGTCCAGAGATGCACAGATGAACGGGTACTTCGGGTGAATCAATTTCGTATCTGGAACGACAACCACTCTTCCCGTCTCGTTGCTGTACCATTGACGAATTACAGACTCCATGAGCCGACCATACGCCATGGCATCGTTGTCAGATTGCCCCTCAGACTCCCCCACTTTTTCTTGCCACACCTGAAAGGCTGTCTTCCAGGGAGACAACCCACAGATGGCCGCAATGTCTGACCCGCCTATGAATCGCTGCCTCTCTTCATTCACGCTCTCCCCTCCTTCTTAATGGTCAATGGTGACCACCCCTCGTTTTTGACAGTGCTCACACCGGCAAAGTTTCCACCGCCATTCGTCTTCGGCCCCCATCAGGCAATGATACGGAAGCTTGCTATCGAAGTTCGTGTCCGTGGACTCGTGGCCATTCCTTATGTTTTGACGTGTTTTTCTGGACACAAAATCGGAGAACGACTGCAATATTTCATCGTCTGACAAATGAACATTCCTCGTGATATGCTGAAACCATCCCGATACCCACGATTCATGCTCTACATATCTCACCTCAATGGACACCAATCCGATAAGCCGGTCACCGAGAGGGGGCTTGTCCTTGTTCCATCCAGTGGATTCCTGGTAGGCATCCCACCACCGAATGGCATCTTGGCGGGCACCCTCAATAGTTGTACCGATTGGGAACATGGTCTGGAAAGATGTGCTGTTTGGGTGATCCATGCCCTTCTCGATCCACGTTGCAGATGTGCTATAAATCGGGTACTTATTCTCTACGCCCACTGACTCCCCTCCTTCTCGGCACAGTCTCAGGATGATCCCACTCCAACACCTTCTCTTCCAACCACCACACCCCCATGCGGTCAACCACGTCGGCGTATCTCCGGTAGTATCTCGGATTGATCGGTGGCTGGTCTTGGTCTCGTAATGCCTCATGCTTCTCGCGGGAATAATCAGTCATCATCCACCCCGGCGATCAAAACGACCTCGTTTGTGTCCAACCGATCCTCGTATGTTCCAGGCAAAAAGTCCTCATGGATCGTGGCCCATACCGTGCGTTTCCCCTGGGACTTGACCTCTGTGATCATGTCCCACATTTCGCGGTCGTTGGCGTTGCGCTTGAAGATGATCTTCATCGCGCGCCTCCAAACAGGGCCATGAAATCGTCCGTGGCTTTTTTCCAGTACCAAGCCATGGCCTCGGAACGGGTCATGACGCGAGATTCATCCGCAGTCCATGAAGCCCGTCCAACGATGCAATATTCCACCGAATCATTACCGGCATTGGTAACGATTTTCCGCCATGAGATTTCCCCCCTCACCATTTCGTCATCGTTTCGTACCGTAAACACCTCTTCACCGATCTCAAACCTCGTCTTGTGCTCGCTCACTTTTCACCATCCTTCCGTTCAAGCGGCCCACCATGCCCATAACAAGCCAAGGCAGGGCAGTATCCGTCATATCTACGCTGTTTTGGTTCCTGCCTCCCATAAGCTACTATGTCACAAAAACCGGCTGGCATTCCCCCTTGCCACATCGGGACCGAACATTTGCCCTCACCCGCTTCGTTTAAGACCTTGTGGTGATTCAATAAGCACGCCATTCTCGCCCTCCTTCCGTTCCCGCGTGAATACCACTACCCGGTTGAATCCGAGTCTGCCATTTATTCCCATCTTCCGGTCCTTGTGTTGAGCGTCTTATTGGGATCTCCGCAGGCATAAAAGGCTCGTTGCCTCCGGTGTAGCAAATGATGGTACGCCGTACTGTCGCAAGCGACCAGATTTGACGGAGAATTATCGCGCTTGTTTTCATTGACATGATGAACGGGCGCGGTTCGCCTAAGTGGTTTCCCAATTGCATTCTCAACCACGGCCCTGTGCTCTAAATTTGACATCTCGAACGGCTGACGCCTGAGAGCCAATAGAGTATGTGCCGGTCTTAATGTTTTGACATTGGTATCTCTTTGTTTGGCGCATCCCTCTGAGCAGCACCACGTTTTGTTGATGATTCCATGCTCGTTATCGCCCAACTCTGGAGGATCAAACTTGGTCCAGCATACCGGGCACACACAGAAAGCAATCCCGTTATCTTCTCTCACTTATCGACCCTCCTTGCTTTGCTTTTTCCCATTTCTTTTCCTTCGCCATGAAATCACCCGCAATTTTCCTGACAAGTTCAGCCATGCTCATGCCCTTGGAGTGAGCATGGCCCAAAAGCCAATCCTTGAGATCTTCTGGAATGCAGAGCTGAGTCCGCGCCATAGCCTTTTGCTTCATTCAATCACCTCCCTTTCCGATGTAATGTGTAAACATTAATGTATGTGTCATGGGATGTCAAGAGGAAATTTCATCGCCCCCAAGAAGCTCGAGATTCTCCCAAACATTCCCGATCACGATTGGCAAGAACTCATCGGTCATCCCCCAAAAAAAGGCCCGCAAACCTCCAGCTATTTACCACCGCCTCGTCACAAATCTTGAGGCACCGTTCGCGCTCGATGCGGGTCGCGTCTTCTGATAAATCGACGATATGTTCTGTTGACGTTATAACTACCTGATTCATTTCATATCCTCCGGAATCTTGTCTCTCGAAATCCAAAGAACCAACCCCACCCACTCGGGTTTGTGTCCGGTCAAGGCACAAGTCGCCAGTGCCACCCCCTTCCCGGTCGGGGCCATGAATGTTACCTTGTCGCCCCGGCTCTTCGTGGCTGTAGCATTCACCACGTTGTCGGCCAAATTCTGGACAAACACATTGTCATCGCCAATGGCTGCGATTAGTTCTGATAGCTTCATTGGTCAACCCTCCTCCTTTGTTTTCTCGACCCATCGTTGATACCCATCATCTCCCATGGCCTCACAAAGAGCGTCAAGGAGGACATTCCCCAGTTCTTCCCACCCGATAGACTCGTCGCCCAGGTGGTGCTTACGGTAGGCCATTTGAACGGCGTTGAGAAGCTGGTAGTTGCGCTGCTCGACCTCATGCGCCACGGCAAGCCAACCACTCTTCATGGCCGGCTTCAGCTCCTCGAATTCCAAGCGCCGGTAACATGCCGGGGCCAGTTCTGCGATCTGGGCGCGATAGGCTTCGTACATGGTCTTGGCTGCCTCTCGGCTTGCGTTACTCATTATTTTATCCCTCCTTCTTCTCGCCAACAACTCCAACAATCGCAAACCCCTGATGCTTCTTTCGCCAGTCGAGCCGGCCATCCTTCTCGGATTCATCAGTCTGGTGCCAACATTCCAAACAAAGCGGACCATGCCCATCCTCAGTGTAAATCGAATCGTCCTCACATCGTCCGGTGGGCTCGTCACACTCGACACAGAGTTGCCGAGTGCCTGGGTAGTTGTACGAATTCCACCGCTCATGTTCGTCTTGATCCATTGCGTGTCTGTAGCCATTGGGCCATGTGTTCATGACGTCTTTTCCCTCCTACGCCAATTCTATGTGGCGCCCATAGGCTCGCTTGAGTTGATGAGGGAAAGCCCAAGCACCTTGAAGCTTCGCTATGTTGCGACAATACTTTAACAGCTTACCGTGCCAAACTTGCAAGTGAGGCTCGCCAGCTTCCCGGTCGGTCCAAAGATCATGGTACGCACAGTCGAAGTGCTCACTGTTTGATTTGGTCCATTCAAGGGCGTCTGCATGAATAACGGTCAACCGCTCTTTCGGCATGTAGTCCCGAACGAGTTTGAGCACGTTGGCAGATCTCTCAATGCACACGACGGATTCAACGGCGGGGTTCATGAGAAGTCCGCGAACTACACAGCCCAGGCCAAGACCCGTCACTAAGACTCGACCGTAAACCTTGAGCATAAAGTTCATGTGCTTCAGCAGTTCAACGTCCGTGTCCTCCATGACGATTTCGCCGGGCGGGTTTCGGTGCATCGTCCCCGTGGTAAGCCTGCGAAGGTAGGTATAATTGCCTGCCGGAAGTAGTTCCTCCTTGTCTCCTCTCAATCCTTGGATGTCCGTCTCTGCGACAAACTTGTTGACCGACCACAACCCGGATTCGCCTTCTGGAATTGAATCAGCCTTGCAAGCTCTCAGGATTCTGTCCTTAAGTGTCATCTCATCTCCCCTCTCAACCCACATGTGCGTGGGGGTTATTGTGCGTCGCTGTTGATACACTCCATGAATCCTCTCACGAACTCAGCCGCGATTTTGCAGTTGATTGCGTTCCCGGCCAGCTTCAACAGCCCGACTCTGCTTCCTTGCCACGCTTCTTTGGGGCTGAGCGGGAACGTGGAGACTTCCCCTTCTTCGCGGCCTTCTTCGCAACGTTGTATTTCAGGATTGCCCGGTGAGCCGAGAGAAGAAACGACATAGGGAATTCCATCAGCGCTACAGCGGAGAATGCCGGGTTCAATCTGCCTTGGGATGCGCCTGGCTTTGGGGATTCCGTCCTTGGTTCGGTCTCGGCAGGTGACGATGGTATAGTCAGACCAGATACTTGCTGACTGAGTGGGACCCCTGAGTCTTGCGGGCGCGGTGGAGCCGTCCCCCGCGTGTGGTCCTGCGCCATTGGTGAGCACCACCCCTGAACCATCACAACTTGATCCGCCAATCCCACTTGTGGGTCTTGCGGAGTCCGACAACAGAGCTTCGTCACATTGCCCTTCGGCTCGATCATCTGAGCGTTGGGCGTTCTCCATCCGTCCATCAAGCACACAACAGCCTGTAAGTCCCCGCCGCCGCTCTCCGTCCTGCCAAGCTCCTGCTTCCTCTCCGTACTCTCCGCGCCGCCCGTGATCGTTCTCGGCGTTGGGTATCCGCAGATCATCGCAGCATCCGCCGGCAGCGCACCGCCCGCCTGATTCGGCCCCCCGTTCGTGCAGTCTGTCGCTCTGGTTGTGTTCCATCCCGTTAGGACGCATCCCTGAACCTGTCTCCCCAGGTACTCCGTAGTCCGTCCGGTTGCCGCCCGACTTGGCCTCTCCTTGGATTCCGCTTCCTGAACTTTCGGAGTCGGCCATCCCGCCAGACAAGCCTGAACCTGAGTCTGTAGGTGCGTCGATTTCTCTATGGGTCTTCCGCTCGTCCTTGGAGAACTCCATTCCCCATCGTGAGCCTTGCACGTCTGCCACCCGCACAGCTCCCCAAAATAAACGTTGTCGGATGTGGGGTGGCCCGACGAGAACACTCTTCTCCCGCAAGCCGTCTTCCCCAAGTACAAGAATGGCTTCTTCCTCGCCCTGGCCGCAAGCTGGGAGTACGACCACCCCAACGGCGAAGTTGAGATTTTCCAAGTCATGTCGTACTCCATCGAGCCAACCCTTCCCAACCGCTCCCGGCACCTGTTCCCCAAGGATGAAGTCAGGGCGACACTGAGCAACGAGATCGCGGAAGACGGGCCACAAATGACGCTCG